TATTTTTCAATAGTTTTACCATTAATTTTATAGCAATATCTGTCAGGTATCATTGAGCTGCTAGCTTCAATATCTATTCTATCTGGCCTTAATAAATATAATTCTTTTGGTATGCCAACTTCTTTATCTTTTAAAATATAAGTATTTCCGGAGATTAATAAATAACTGACTAATGAATGAAAAAATTCAACTCCAGATTGTAAAGGATTAGGTCTTTCTAATAATGATAATAGCTCGTGGCTTTCAACTTTTTTATCACCAGAAAATAAATTTATTTTAACTGATGAAGCATTGTTTGCAATCATACTAATACATTTATATACAATTGCATTTTCTTGATAACCATCAGTTGCATATTGTTTATACTTTCGTAAGGTTTTACTTTCGTAAGCATTTATTTTATTAATAATTACTTTTGGCGCTTCTTTAATATTTAAATCAGATTTTTCTTCATTTCTAAATTTATCGAATAATCCCATTTTTTACCTCTCAACTAATTTTATAAACTGCTTTTCCAGAACTCAAAAGACTTGTTATGCCCCAAACTAAAGCGTCTAACCTATCCGGAGATTTAATACTATTAGGTGTATATTGACACATTTGTTCCTCTAATTCTTTAAAATATTTTAAGTGCGTTACTTTGTCCTGGTCATATAAACTTGATATTGGCTCGGCTCTTAAAAATTTTCCTCGTGTTGCTCTTACGCTTTTATATGGTACGTTTACATCTTGAACTCGTAAAAGCTTTTCTATTAAATCCCCTCCGTTATTTGTTTCTGCTATTATAGTATCTGCCTTATAGTGATAATACAACTGAATTGCTTTTTTTATCCAAACATCTGGGCTATAAGTTCCAGAGCCATCTTCAATAACATAATATCTATTATCAATTCCTCTACCGCAAACAATAATTCCAGTTTCATCTGATGTTTCATTTGAAGTTACAGCAGGGTCTATTGCTACTACTATTCTTTGCATTTCTGGCATTTGTTCTTGTCTATTTTTTTCTATGTTAGGACCATTAAATAAAGCACCTTCAATATCTTCTAATATTTCTGCATAAAGTTCTTGTCTGCCAATTCTAGTATTTTCATATCTTTCCTTAAGCATTTTAATTGCACTAGGCGCTAAGTTATCAACGTTTTCAAATGTGCTACCTTTAATTATTTTTGTATCTGAACGAATTGCTAATTCTTTTATTAATGCTATTGGTCTAGGTGTTGTTGTTATAATACATTTAGGATTTTCACCTAATCTTAAAGCCATCATTAAGTTATCAAATGTTTCACGATAACGCCAAGAAGCTAATTCGTCGCACCATATTCTATGGAATTGAACTCCTCGCAATCTATCTGGCTCAATTGCAGGAAAACCTATAAGCTTTGAGCCATTAAAAAACTCTACTTCATTAGCTGATTTGTTATAACCAGAATCATTTAATAAAGCTTTATCAATAATGCCAAGTATTCCAGATTCACCAGCAAAGCAAACACGCTTTAAATCTCCATATGTTGGCGCAATAACGCCACAGACAACACCGGGATTTAATATACAATATTGAATAATATCATAAGCTCCAGTAAGTGTTTTTCCCCAACCTCTACCCGCTAAAAATAAATGAATATTATATCCATCATCTTCATTTACTATTTGATTTTTTCTGGCTTTTGAATACCAATCAGTGAGTAATATCGCTGCTATCTTTTTCTGATAGTTTAGTTCGCTGAATGTCTTTGATAAGTTCTTTAAACTTGTCATCTTCTTCTGTTGCATTTTTAACCTCTAAAACTTGTTTTTCTGTCCAATTACATTGAGTTTTTAACCAGAATATCCCGGCGGTAACTGCCTCGCGACCTGTTCCAGTAGCTATTTTAAATAGATTTTCTGCAACTTTAGAATTTGCTGCTGCTTTACCTCTTATTAATTCAGCTTGATAATACTTGTATAAAGTAGGTTTTGTTATTTCTAAAATAGCGCATATCTGGTCGTGAGGTATTCCTAACCCTGATAATTGAGTTACCATTTTAGAATTTTCTTCAGTTTTCTTTACTATTTTTGGCATATATACCTTTTATAGAGTAAAAATAAAATTATTTCAACCATTGTTCACAAACATTTTTTGCTACTTGATACATCATTTTAGGTGGTACACTCATTCCAATTAAGTAAACTGCAAAGCGATTACTTCTAAATTTATAGTCATCTGGAAAAGTTCCTATTCTAATATATTCTCTAACAGTTATTTTTCTACATTCGTTCCAGTGCATAACCTGACCATACGAACTAGCGCATATTGTTGGAGATGGCTTATTAGCATTTAATCTAAACTTTGAAAACTCCCGGCCATCATTTTTAACTGAAGCAAAGTTTTTACCGGGCTTTACTAAATGATAAAGTTTTTTTGTTGAATCAGGCACATTATATGAAAAGCTTTTTTCTTCTTCAGTTAATTCTTGTATATCATCTGTTGCTGTTTTAACTGAAACTATTTGTTCATTTATGTTTAATTCTAATTTCTTTTTAAATAAGTCTTTTCTTATACAGCAAAAAAACACTCTTTCCCTTGCTTGTGGCACACCACAATTTTTACCATTTACTAAAAATAATTGAGGTTTATAACCTATATTTTCAAATTCTTTCATAACTTGCTTTGTATATCCTTTAGCATTACCTAATATCATTCCTTTTACGTTTTCAGCTATTGCAACCTTTGGCTTTAATTTATTTACTAATTTTATATAATCAAAAAATAAATCGCTTAATACTTGCTTACTTTGACCTTCTGTAAAATATCTTTCCTTGCCCCAATCTTTTTCTCTATTACCAACCATAGAAAATGTTGAACAAGGCGGTGAGCCATCTAATATATCAAGATTATAAAGTTCTTCCGGGAGTTCTTTATTTAATAAATCAATTATAGGCGCTTGTATATAATGCTTTACTTTAAAATTTTCTAAATAATGCTCTTTCATTTTTCCGTCAATATCATTGGCAGCAATAACATCACAGCCTGCAAGCTTATATCCCATTGACGAGCCACCGCCACAAGAAAACGTTGTCATTACTTTTATATTATTTTTCGGTACTTTTTCTAAATCTGTTAATAACCAGGCATTTTTATTTTTCATATTCAAAACCACATTTTGGACATTTTTGTTTTAAATCAAAATCTTCAATTTTTATTTCTGTTGAGCCAATATCATTTTTTAACTCATCTTCTAAAATACCACTTAATTCAAACTGATTAAATCCTAATAAATTTAAATCAAAGTTTTCATCACTTAAAAATTCAACATTTAATTTTAATGTATCAAATTTCCATTTGCTGTTTTCTGTAAGTTTATTATCAGCTATGCAATAAGCTTTTTTTTGTTTATCACTCCAGCCCCAAGCTATTAAGCAAGGAACTTCTTTTATATTTAAAGTTTTTGCTGCCATTAATCTTCCATGCCCGGCAATAATTTCATTTTTTTCATCAATTAAAATTGGTATTGTCCAGCCAAATTCTTTTATTGAATTTGCTACTTGTTTAATTTGTTCTTTACTATGTTCTCTAGGATTGCTGTCATATTCAACTAATTCATTTATATTTTTTAAAACTATATTTTTAACTGGTAATTCTGTTGCCATATTTAGTCTCCTATTAATTATGTTTTTTCCAGATGTTACTATGTAAACTATGAAAACACCTAGTTTTATTATTCCATTTAAATTCAGCAACTCCAATGGAGCCATATAAATCTGCTTCTCTTACTTTTTTAACTTGAAATAAAGTTTTTTCCGGGTCAAATATTCTATTTATATTTACGATAACATCAGCTTTATTTGCGAAATGACTTGAGCCAGAAATATCATAAGCGTCAACTTGATATGTACCATCTTCTTCACGTCGCATTTTTCTAGGGTGAGCTACTAACCACGTAACACATTCTGTTTCTCTATTAAATCTTTTTATATCTGAAATAACATTAGAAATATGTTCATCTTCTCTTAAATTACTAGCTCGCTTTGGTGAAATTTCATTATATGGGTCAATACATAAACCATCTATTTCATATATTTCTTTTGCTTTTCTTGCAACATCTAAAATAAAGCCTATATCTGGGCTTTCATTTTCTTTATCAATAAATAAAAAATGTTCGTTTATAAATGTTAAACTTTTTCCAAGTTCGTCTTTAGTAATTCTTTCATTCATTCCATAATCAAAAGGTTTCATCATAAATTTTTCACATAAACGTTTCACATTATTTGCCATTGAATGTTCCGGGCTAAATATACAAAACTTCCAATTATGAATTTTAGCCATATTCATTATTACATCAGCTAAAAAAGATGACTTGCCATGATTTGGAACTCCAGTCCAAACATGAAATGTTCCACGTGAAACTTTATATAAATCATCTAATGGCTCAAAGCCAACATCATAAGGTTGCGAAGTTTTCCCGGAATATAAATCAACTACTGCATTTCTAATATCATGTACTGTATATAGCCCTTCTATTTTTTTGCTCATTGTCTACCCCAATTGAAAGTTTTTATTTTTTTCCTGTTTAATAATTTCGTCGTCCCATCTACCTTGATTAAGCCAAGTTACTGGGTGAACTATATATTTTAACTCGGTTTTAGCTACAGATAAGCTATAATTTTTCATAGCTTTTATAAGTAATTCTTCTGATACTTCTTTTTTATTAATTAGTTTTTTATAAATTGATTCAGCTTTTTTCTTCCCAATTTTTCTAGGACATTCATTCCAGAATATATCAAATTTAGTGCATATATGTATATCTTGAGTATTATGTAAATATTGTTTACTAAGTATATTAATATTATTTACATACCCTAAATTTAATTTATATTTATTATATCCAAACATTCCATTTTTAGTTTTTTTAATAGTTATAAAATTTAATTTTTCTAACTGCTTAATATGTTTATTTACTGAAACTCTTGTACATTCGCATAATTTTGCTAAATGTTCTTGACTAGGATAAGCTTCTCCATTTTCATCTGCATAATTTGCAATCATTAATAATACTAATTTAGAAACTGGAGATTTTGTTTCTTGTTTTACTGCCCAAGCCATAGCACTAAAGCTCATTAGTTAATTCCATAAAAATCGTTTGGCGTTACCTTTCCATTTGTTTCTTTTACAATTTTAAGCATATCTGGCTTTCGCGGTATTGCTTGCCCATATTTCCATTTAGCGCAAGTAGCAGTATTAAAATTAAGCTTTTTTGAAATTGCGTCTATACTTATTTTTTCTGATTCTAACCATTCATTAAACGTCATTTGCTATAACTCCTTGATATATTTAGTAATTTTTATAACTATTTAATATTATAATATATTTTATCTTTTAATGGTATATATTATATACATATACTTTATTATTATATATAATATTTTTGTAGGTACTGACAATTTAAAACCTCGTAATGGGTTATCCTTTTAAGTACTCGAGTTTCTTAAAGGTTATGCGAGAAAGTCAGCTAAGTTTATTCTCCGAACAAAGCCTATTAATTTTTTTTAATTATAGGAGTAAACAATGAGCAAGCAAATAGAAAACGAATCTGTTTCAGATATGGTTTTAAGAACAACAAAAGTAGAAGTTTATCAAAGGTTATTAAAAGCACAACAAAATTTTCTACCTATTATAGGAACAGGCAAAGGTGCTTTTAAAGATAGAACAACTGGAGAATATTATTTATTCGCAACAAAAGAAGATATTAAAAAATCAATAAGTAAACCTTTAGCTAATGAAGGTTTATTATTATTTTTTACTCAAGCAGAAAATCAAAATAATCCTCAAATGGTAAAATTTAAATTAAGAATTGTTCATGCTGATTCAGGTCAATTTTTAGAAGAATTTTATCAACTGCCAGTTGTTGCCGGTTTAAAAAATGAACATCAGGGCACAGTCTGGGATTATGGCTCTGCACAAACATATGCTTTTAGATACTGTTTAGAAGAATATTTAAATTTAGTTATTTATGATAGCTTAGCTGAAATAGAAGGTGATGGCGTTTCGTTATGGCTAAATCAATCATTTCAAATATTAAAACAAAAAATTGATGAATGTAAAAGTATAAAAGATATTGAAAAAGTTAAAGAAGAAAAACCTATAAAAAAATATACTGATTATATAAAAGAATATGGTCATAGAGAATATGTTGATTTGACAGCTAAATTAATAAATTCAAAAACAGCAACATTTAATAAAGTAAAAGAAGTTGTAAATGAGTAACATTATAATTTTTATAGTTGGATTTGGGCTAGGAATGATTATTAGTGGAATACTTTTAATTATCCTGGTCTATTTCCAAAATGGTTTTAAAGAAGAAATTAATAATAAAGCTAATAAAATATTTAAAGAGGATAAATAAAATGGATAATGATGAACTAAAACAATCAGAAGAAGATACTAATGATGAAGAATTAAATTATGCAAACGAATTAGATTTGCAAAAAGAACTTTATGATTTAAATAAATTAAAAAAAGAATTAAATGGTTTAGAAAAAAAAAGTTTTTTAAATGTAAAAATATTTAATTGGTATGAAAAATATTTTGAAATAAGCAAAAAAACTAATATAAATCAACATAATTATTATGTTGAAGAAACTAATAAATTTTTTAAAAATAGGAGTAAAAATGAGCCAAAATGAAAAAGAATTTCCAAAAGGAATATTTTTTAAAGAAAATAAACTAGATTGGATTATGTTAACAGTAAACATTAATAGAGAGCAGTGCATTGAGTGGCTTTCTTCTAAAAATGATGACTATATAAATATTGATATTAAAACAAGTAAATCTGGAAATATTTATAGTGAAGTTAATAACTGGAAACCAGTTACAGATAATCTGCCCGGAGGAACTAATTTTGATGAAGCAATAAAAAAACAAAAAGATAATGGCGGAAAAATTCCAGATGAATTTAATAATGAAGATGATATTCCTTTTTAAGTGTGATAGTGTAAAAAAGATATTAGTTTTTTTCATTATCATGTCAAAGCCCTATATCCTAATGTATAGGCAATTTCTTCTCTGCTGTTATTTGTTATTGCAAAGGCAGCAGAGTTTTTTAAGGAGTTAAAATGGGAAAAATATCAACTTTACATTCTGAATTTTTTAAAAATAATGTTTATCACAATATATCAAAAGAACAAGTATATGGAATAATTCAAATGCCTATTGCTGCAGGTCAAGCTGAACTGGCTTTACAAGAAGCTTATAAAGATGGCATTGAAATTAAATCTAAAAAAAGTTCAGAATTTGAAAATAATGTAAGAGCTGTTGATGTTTGGCGTTTAAGCACTACAGATTCTTTTGTGTCAGAAGTTTTAAATAATTATGTGGCACATGCCAATAAAAGTTTTAATTATAAATTATCATCTATTCAAGATATACAATATTTAGAATATCATGCTGATAAAAATGCTAAATACGATTGGCATATAGATATAGGAGATGGCGCTAAAGCTAACAGAAAAATTAGTATTTCATGGGTTTTAAATCAAGGTTTTGTTGGCGGTGATTTAGAATTTTTTTATGATGGTGGTGAAGTTATGAGATTAAATCCAGAGCCAACACTTATGATTGGCTTTACTTCTTTTTTTAATCATCGCGTAACCCCATTAAAAGCTGGAGTTAGAAAAGTCATAGTAGCATGGATTAGTGGCCCAGCGTGGAAATAGGAAAAAAATATGAATGATAAAATAATTTTAGATAAAGTAAAAAATAAAATACAAGGTGATATGAGTTATAAAATAAGCTCAATTGTAAAAAAATTTCAAATTAAGGAAGAAGATATTTCCGAAGAAAAAATTACTGAAATTGCAAATGACTTAATTAATTTAGCAATTTTGAATATTACTAAATCACAATTAAATGAATTAAATTTAACAGATAATCAGGAAGAAAAATAAATGTCGCAAATGCTTTTATTAACTTGCTTAATTATTATTTTTATTGTTGCAGTTAGCAAATAAGAATAATCCAGATAATAGATATAATTGAACATTTAATTATAAACTTCATTCCATCTGGAATCATAAACATTAAATCTTCATACTTATCTTTTGCTTTTTCAAATATATTCATTTCGTAAATTTTCCAATACTTTTAAGACCAAAGCTTGCACCAATAGAAGCCATAATTGACCATTGCAGCCATTCCGGGAATGTAGCTAAAAATTCAATTCCTCTAGCAATAGCAGGTTGCAATGGCTCAATAAAACTTGCCACAATTATTATTATGAAACAAATTGTCCACGCCTCATCTTTCCACGAATCATCACTGGCCTTAGCCATAGCAGTTTCCCATTCAACTTTACCCTCTGCTACTTTTTTTTGAACAGCAACTTTTGCGTCAATTTCTGCAATTTTTAAATCTGCTTTAGCTTTAGCTTTTTTTGCAGAATGTTCAAAATAACCACCAACAGCTTTAGTTATTCCAGATACCAATAAAGACATCATATGTTTTCTCCAACCTTAATAACACTTACCACAATAGCAATAAGAGAGCCAAAAAACAATATGACCTTAAATGCACCTCGCCCCATATTAGCTTGCGCTTCTAGCTTTGCTATATCTTTAGAATTTTGTTTTACTTCCAATGTTAAAGTTTCTAAGCTTTTTTCAATTCTTGTAAATGCTTCTCTTGTGTCGTTATCCATTTAATTTCCTAAAGATAGAGGATTAGAATTTAAGTTATCGGTAATTACTTTAAAACTTTTATCTACGTGTTCAACCATTTTATCAATATCAGCATTTATTTTTTCAATTGATTCTTTATTATTTGCACCATTTATTTCCATAGTTGCAATTCGTTCTAAAATTGCAGAATTATCTGAACTGGGAATACTTGAAACGCTATCTTCTAAACTGCTCAACCTTGATGACAGGTCGCTTAGAAACCATATCCCCCCAGCAATTGGACTTGCAAAGAGAAGAATTCCACTTAGTATTAGTTTCGGCGTAATTGCTATTGAATCCGTCTTGCTCATAAAAATCTACCTCTGTTGTTGTTAAATCTAATGTATCTGTAATTTTTGTTTCAAAATATTCTTTATTAAAGCTTACTATAGTTCTAATATCAAGTTCTTGCATTTTTAAATCTGATTTAATTTTAGGGTTAGCTAACACCTTAGAAACTTTTTTATTGCTTGATATGGACGAATCAGAAGCTGTTTTTATTTCTTTTTTTTCATTTTTTGCTGATTTTTCTTCTTTAACTTCTTTTTTTACTATTTCATTTTTTTTTATTTTCTTTTCTTTTTTTACTTTTTCTTTTTTAATTTTTTCTTTTTTATCAGGTCCTGGACTTTGCTCGTTTCGTACGTCGCTTGTATCATTGCTTGATACATTTTCCTCATTCTCATTTTGTTTTTCTTCTTTGTTTTCATTTTCAATATTCTCCTCTAAATCTTTTTCCATATTTAAATCTTCTAGTTCTGCAGGAATTTCTTCTAAAGTTTCAGGCAACTCCTCTAAATCTTCTGGGAGTTCTTCTCTGATTTCTTTTAATGTTTCAGGTTGCGGCTCATTTACTGGCTCAATTTCAATATTATTTATTTCTGGCAAATCACCGGGCATTTCAATTTCAGGCAAATCTATATCAATATCAATAGTTGGTAATTCCATATCTGGAATATCAGTTTCAACTGGAATATCTGCGCCAGTATTAACTATGACTGGCATTTCATTTGATACAGAAATATCAGCCATATTTTGATGTAATTCTTCTGCTCTAATATCTGATATAACAGATATTGAAGAAGATAAACTTGCTATTTGCAAATTTTCTGGCGGTGTTATATCAATTATTCCAGTTGAAAGCGTATTTGCTATTGAATTAGCGTCTAATGAGCCAATTTGCACAGTTTCAACAACAATAGGCGTAACTATATTATTAATTATGTCCTGTGAGCTTGTATTTTGGCTTATTTCGGCTGTTTCTTGTTGTTCTAGTATGCTTATATCATTTAACGTTAAAACTAAGCTTAAATCGTCTATAATTGTCCCAAATTGACCAGCTTTATTTCCAGTATCTGCTCCAAAATAATTAATTGTTAAAGATGTATCAATTGTTTCAAATGATTCAGTTACATCAACAGAATAATTTGTAGTTATTACGCCATCATTATAATCTGAAGTAAAATTATAATTTAAAACTTCAGTATTTGTTCCATTATCTAAAGTTATTGTTATATTAACAGGGTCTAAATTATTTGCTGTGCCTGTTTGGGTACACCAATTAGAGCCTTCATTATTGCAGCCAATTGAAATTAAACTTCCAGATATTGAAGTTACTTCTTGATTTTCATTTGCAATATTTTCTAATGTTATTGATTGTGTTATTGAGCCGCCATCACTACCACTAAATCTAACTGATTTATTTATTTCTCCATAATTATTATTATCATAAGCAGCAGTTCCATCTAATTCCCAAGAATTAGTATTATTATCAAAAGAACTATTACTTAGGATATTTTGTGTTTCGTTTTCCGCTTGAACTTCCTGATTGGCTATAATCAAGAACGTCATAATCACCGCCCAAATAATCTGGGTATTTTTTAATGTTTCCATATTCATCTATGTACCCCATAGCTTTATAATATTTAATTGCGTCTTTTCCAATGAGAGCTTTTTTGCCATTCCATATTGAACAAGGAGTTCCGCTATGAAGCATACTAGCCCACACAATTTTGCTGCCTGCGCATAAAACTGTAATTGAAGCCACCTTTAATCCTGCTTTGCTAAGACTGTTTGAAAGAGCTCGTCTTTCGCAATGCCAATCAGTAAAAGTTGTTCCTGTGCTAATTCCAACAACTGAAGTTGATACAGCTCCAGTAACTGGGAAGCTGCATATCATCTGGCTGTAAGACTGTACTCCGGGAGCAATTGCAGAAGGCGGCGGTTGATTTTTATAATTAACAGTGCTGTCAGCTGAAAAACTTTTGAAAGATACAACTAACAATAATAAAAATAAAAAAATTATAAAAATTACAAAACTTCTTCGCATGAGAAACTTACTCCATATAAGCTAATATGATTAGCTGACCACGTTAGCTCATTGTCTGTCATTCTCATTACTGCTTTAGGACTTGAATAAGTAATAGTTGCATTATTATCAAGTGCTGCAGATAAAGGCGGCTCAATTGTTAAAGTTGCATTTCCACTTCCATCACTTGCAACATCTGCAATAATCATATGCAGTTTGCTTGTTGCGCCAGAATTAAATTGTACATAATCACCTTTTTTAAATAGCTGTGATTCTGACGTATCAGCGCCATCAATTGTTATATCATATGCTCCAACTGAATGAGCACCATTAACTGCAATTGTATTGCTTATAGTTCCGCGAACTGAAGAAGCGTCTGGGTCTCCCATTAAAAAAGTTCCGAATTGGCCTTGAACTTGCATAAAAAAAGCTTGCCACTCTACAGCCTGCTCTCTTTTCATAGGCGGTAAAGAAACTGTTGTGCGCCATTGGCAACCTGTAAATCTATGAACTTGTTGGCTATAGGTAAAAGGAGAAGAACTTACTGCTGTAGCTCTTGATATTGTCCATTCACTTCTTATAAATCCCGGAGAAGTAGGCATTGATAATGGAAAAGTAGGCTCTGCCATTTAAGCTCCAAAGTCCTTAGCAAATCTTCCACCTCTAAGCCTTGCGTCTCTAACAGCTGACATAGTGCTTTCTTGAATTGCTGGTAATAAATTTAATACTTCAGCTTTTACAGTTTGCGAAATTCCAGTAGCAAAATTTAAATTTTGTTCTACTACAATTGGCTGCCCACCAGATAATTTATTATTTGCAATAATATTACCTGCTGCTGAAGGCACAAACATTTCCGGACCCATTTCTCCAACCATATATGGCATATTTGCCTGGACTGGTCCGCCTCTTGCTCTTGCGCCAAATATCATTGAGCCAGATGGCTCTGGAAATGCAGATAAATTTGCAATTGATGTACTTGTTGCGTCTGCTGTTCCAATAGCTACTGGTGCTTGTATTCCAAATGAACGATTAATTGATTCTATTAAAGGTTTTACAATATGCAATTGAATAATTAATTCTGCTACTTGTTGCGCTACACTTCTAAATATATCAACCATATTATCTTTAAAATCCCTACCACTAACAACAGCTTTACCTAAAGCTTTTGCAGTTTCATTTCCTATTTCTTCAAATTTACTTCTTACTTCTTCTAATTCTAATTGTTCTTTATCAAAAGCTTCACCACGTATTTTAGCTATTCTGTCCATTTGTAATTTTGTCATTTCAGCTCTTAATGCAAAATTTTCTTTAGTTACTTTAGTAACTTCTTCTTGATGTGCTTCTAATCTTCTTATTTCTTCTCCAAAAAATCCAGCGTCATCAGATAAATCGCCTGACGCTAAAGTGCTAGGAAATAATGGGTCCGTTCTGCCAATATCTCCGCCCTTACTTTGACTTGATAAAAAAACAGCAGGATTTAATTTTTTTAAAAGAATAAATGTTTGTAAAACCATATTTGCTACTTTGTCTAAATCTGCAAATAAAGCTATTAATGTTGTTAAACCTGCAACAATTGCAACTCCAGTTGCAACAACTGGATTAGCTAATAAAGCAATATTAAGTAGGCCAAGAGAAGCTGCTAACGTCCCAGCAGTTACAGATATTCTTGCAAAAACACTTGCAACTTGTAAAGCTATAAATCCTTTAAAACCTATAACAACTAAATCAATATTTTCTCTTACAGTATTTAAAGCATTGCCTAAACTTTCTCCTATTTCTTTTCCAGTCCTTTCAATTTCTTTTCTATTATCTTGCAACATTTTATTAAAATCTTCTAATGACCGCCCTAATTCAACAAAAAATCCTTCGGCAACAGCTATTGTAAATGCTTGCAAAGTGTCGCCTATCATTGAAAAAGTTCCTTCAATTGTTGTAGCCATTTCTTTTGTTGCATTAGCAAATTTGCCATCACCAGAAAAAACAGCTTCAAAAGCTGCTGCCGCACCTTCTACTGTATCTGTCATCATTCCAGTATCTTTTATTATTTGAGAAATACCTTTTTCTCTAAATATATCTGCAGCCGCTAAGCCACCTGAAAAAACTCTTTGAATTTGACTTGCTGTTGTTCTGAAATCTAGCCCGGCAATTACAGCAACATTACCTGTAATTTCTAAAATATCTCTTAAGTGTTCGGCGTCTTTGGCTACAACAGCAAGCGAGCCAGAGCCTGCTTGTATTTCACCAAGTGAAAAAGGAACTGTTCCGGCATATTCTAATAATTGTTCAAAAGCAGCATTGCCTTCTTCAACCGAGCCAAATAAACTATTAAATCTGATTTCTAATCTTTCAATTTCAACACCAGTTTTAATAATACTTCGTAAAGCTAAAGCAGAAAAAGCAACTCCAGCTATTGTTCCGAACTTAAGCATTGAAGCTCTAATTCTTGTTAATGAATTATCTAAACCTTTTAAACTTCTGCCCATAGTTGAACTACCACGAGCTACAGCAGAATTTGCCTGCGCTAATCCTTTTTTAAGGTCCTTTAAATCTGCCTCTATTCGTACAACAAGCTTATCAAGTTCAGTTGCCATTAGTTATCCGGGTACCTCTCCATTAAACTATCTAAATCATCTTTGCTCATTGGTTTTTTTGTGTCAGCACCATTAAATTCTGAAAATCCTTTAACAGCTAAAACAATTTCAAATATACTGCTATTCCAAAATTCATCTGGAGAAAAACCTATCATTCCAACGCAAATTTGAAACCAGCGTTTGACAGGTAATTCATTTTTATCTTTAGAGGTTAAGCTTCGCTTTTTTTTTCTTCGTCAGAATTATCAGGGTCAACATCTAAAGCTAAAGTAATAAGTTCTCCTATCATTTTAATTGATTCTATCATTCCTATACTTGAAATCAATTGTTTAACTTCTTTCTCTGATATGTTATTTCCAGCGCCTCTTATTGCAAGAGTTAGAATTTGTATTTGTTGGCTAAGATGTAATTTACCATCTGAAAGTAATCCGCCTATTTCTAATATTGATATTTTTAAAATAGTTTCAATACGAATAATAGTGTCTAAGCTCATACGAGCTTTATATTCTTTATCTTTAAACGTTAGAAGTTTTTCTGCTCTTATTTGATTGGTGCTCATTGTTTTTCTCCGGTTTTATATATATTAATATAATTTCGTTTCTCTCTCCAACATCAACTGCTGAACAAATAGAAAATATATCATTATCTATTTTAATATTATCGCTATTTTTAAAACCTTTATAATATGGTGCTTCAATAGAATTATTAGATAAGTTTACATGCGCGTCTAATTTTTTATTTCCTATTTCAATTGCTTTTAGTTCCCACATTTAAAGCTCCTAAATTAATTTATACTGTAGCGAAAGTTATAGTTCCTGCACTTTCAAATGACATTGAATATTGTACTGCGTCATTATAATTTCCAGAATACTCAATTGAAGCCACCATAAAAGAGCCGGTAAACGTCGCGAAATCAGGAATTAATATTTGAAAGTTGCTAAATGTTGCAGCAGCAAAAGCTGTTCTTACGCTTGCCTCTGAAGCGCCGTCTGTAAAAATTCCAGTTCCGCTTGCAGTAAAAATTTGTGTTCCTGCGCCAGCAAGTAAAGTTCTAACTCTGCTAGAATCTTTATTTGTAACATCTATTGGCTCATTGTTCATTGTAATTGAAGTATCACGCAGGCCTGCTACAGTAGTAAAAACTTCTGGACTTGCTGCGTTGCCTATTTTAATTAATAGGTCACTTCCCTTTTGAGCTGCCATTTTTGCCTCCTAAAAAAATTAATTTTTAATTATCATAAACAATTACGTCTAAAGTTAGCACACCATGACGTGTAATTCCATCATTTTCTACAAGCGTAATCACATTTCTAATTTGGCTTAAAACCATACTAGCACCTGAAACACTATATGTTGCATTATGAAATAAATTATAAATTCTCTCCATAATTTCTTTGATTTCTTTTTTTCCGCGATATTGCGACCATACTTCTAAATCAATTGTATATTGATTGCCATCTAATGTTTGTGTTCCACGATTTACTGCTGATTCATTATTTATAACTACATAAGGATATGCAGTATTTTGAGGAACATTATCAAAAATTTTATTATTACCAACTAAGCCATCAAGTGTTGAATCACCATTTAATGTTGTATATATAATAGTTTGTAAGTCAAAAGAGTGATAACCCATTATTTTATTTTAGCTCCTGTTCTAACTGGTTTTGGTAAATCTCTTATTATACTTATATCAGAAGCAATTTTATTTGCATAGTTTTTAGTATCTTGAAAAGCTTGTGAACTTTTTCCCATAAATGGCCTAGCAGCAATTCCAATACCTTCTTCAAGTTTTTTTGCATACCAAACATTAGTTGAAATTGTTGTTGCATGCCCGGCTTGATTAGGAAAAGGCATTGCTCTTGTTATTTGAATACTATTAGATAATCTTCCTGTATCAATTGCTGGTGGGAATCCTGGCAATGATGGATAGTGCGGCTCGCCATCAACAAATTTATTAGGCTCCGGGCTTTTCATAGTTTTTTTCATATTTTTTAAAATATGATTTCTTAAATGATTTGCAACTCTATCTAAATGTCTTTGAGTGTTACTATTATATAATTTTTCGCTTGCTGCAGTTTGCTTATTAATGCTGCTAGTAATAGTTACTTTTATTGATTGCCCTTTCATTAAGTTGCAACTCCTTCTTGAGCTTGAATTTCTTGATACCTTTCTTTGCCTTCACGAATTGATTTAATGTGCTGTATATTAAAAAATTTTGAATTATAGCTTATTCTATATTTTGAAGTTATTGCTGCTATATATCTTATTGTAAATGTATAATTTGCAACTGGTCTTATCTGGTCTCCAAAACTACCTTCAGAGCCACTTGTATTTTCTACTTTTGCCCACACAGTTATATTGCTACTTCCAAAACTAACTGATTGTCCACCTGCAGCGTCTGTTGTAGCAGTTAATGGTTGCAAAATTATTTTATTTCGCATTTCACCTATCATTAGCCAAACATTCCGCCATAATGTGCAGTTCCTCTATAAGGGTGCGTTGATAAATTTTTAACAACATAAGGTTGCAATAATTGAGTTGCACTTGTTGGCGCATTTATTGTTTTGCCATCAAGTAAATCTCCTCTATGTTCAAATATATATGCTGAATATTCTAAGCAAGCAGACTTAATATCATAAGGAATAGCTGTTGTTGCACCATATCCTGCAACATATTGAATTTCTAAAGCATTAGCAACTCTTAATCCTGTAGGCCAACTAGCACCATTTCTTAAAACAATTTTTCCGGGCATTGCAGCGTCATCTAAAAAATAATTGCTAGCAGCATAAGTTGTTGCTGAATCTTCTTCATTATAATATTTAATATGAGTTATGCTTGATACTGGACTTTTAGGCAATATTATACTTCTTCTATTAATATCTCGGTCAATACCTACATAAGAGCCTTCTGCGATTGGAATATCAACTGAATAAATTGAATCAATAAATAATTGATAAGTAGTTGTTGTTAAACTTCTATTTGTATATTCTTTTGCCCAATTATGAACAGCTCTTTCTATCAATGCGACAACTGTATCATCATCTGAAGAATCAATTTTATTCCAAGCCTTTATTTCTGCTTGAGTAACTGCGTATGCTGTTTCTGCGGTGTGAACTTTTAATCCAGCCATTTAGTTTCTCCTAATCTGCTTCAGCGATTGTGTTACCGTCTATTGCGTCCCATTCCTGTACAGTTTGGTAGTCTGTATTTCTAGAATCATTTGGAACAAATGTTACTATATCTGTATTCCATACAACTTGATAAGATAGCAAAACGCTATTATCATCTTCTATTTTTTTAACTGAAACTATATTATCTTTATTCATTTATAACTCCGAATTTAATGCTAAAAATTGTCCAGCGTCATCATGTTGTGAACGCCCATATATTGGTACATTACCAGATAAACTTGTTCCATTAACTCCTAGCCAAACACCAAACTTAGTTGAAGAAGCGTCTGCTATTGTTGGATTATCAGTAGTATGATCGCCTAAATATCTAGCATTAAATTTAAAACCAGTTCCTCGAGATGTTGAAGATGGAGCTACTCGCATTGGTCTATCAAAAGGTATTTGCATACGAAACTTATCTGTACCCTCTGTCATGCCAAAAAAGACATTACCTTGATTTTGATAGTACCTTTGACATCTAAAAAAACTGTCTTGGAATGATTCATGTTGAAATGCTGGTATGGTTGATGAAGTAAACTCTCCTATTTCCATTTGAATCCCTGTAATAAAAAAATTATTACTTGTACTATCTGCAACATTAACTTGTCCGACATAAGTGTTAGCTTGAGTGTAACTACCCCATGATGTTTGCAAAGTGCCACTTTGATAACTACTACCAGCAACTAAAAGCCATTGTAATTGAAAACCAGAGCCATTGTCGTCATTAATTGTGCCACTTGTGTCACCATCAAAATTACAGATATGATTTTCCCAAGTATTAGCAGAACTTACCGTATATGCTTTTGATATATGTCTGTTGCCGTCTGGTGCAGTAATAGATAATATATGAGTGCCTGTTTTTGGACTTTTTACCCAAAAAGAAAAAGTAATTTTTTTAGCTCCAGAAGTACCATAATTTAATAATTTTAAATCTTGTGCTTCTACATGATAATCTAAAGAACCTAATGTACCAGAAGAAGGTGAATCTTTTGCAGTTGTAACATCATATTTAAGACTTTTAGTAAATCCATAACCAGAGGGAACATCTGTGCTTTGGCTAATGGTATATGTACCAGCGTCATTTAATTTCTGTTTCATTCTATCAACTACATAATATCCATCAGAGCTTTTTCCTGTAACACTTGTTGCTCTTTGAGCTACTTTCATGTCGCCATTTATAATCATTGGCTGTGCATTTATTCTTAAAGAATCACCACCTACATCTGCAAAAGATAAATTTCCAGAGCCGTCTGTTACTATGCCTTGATTAGCAGAGCCGTCTGCGTTTGGCAAAACCCATATTTTATTTGCAGCTAAAGCAGGTGCTTCAAAACCTACATAATTAGCACCTTCATAAAATCTTAATTCATTATTTGAGCCACCTATAGAAAAGTTTCCGGCAGTTGTTAAAGCTCCGCCATCTGCAATGGTAAGCGCGTCATCTCCATCTGTAAATTCAATTAATGCTGTTCTTATAGAATCAGATTTAAAATATTCAACTGTGTCATTGCTTTGGTCTAGTTCGCATATAGTAATAAATGCGTCATTATCTTCATTTCTAATTTTAAGCAAATTATTTGTTGTGTCATAAAAAAACTGATTAGCAAAAGTTGTTGATGGTGCTGAACTTCCAGAACTTGTACTAGCTAAAGCTTGAAGTGCTGAATTAATATCAGCTCTAGTATTAGGAAAAGTTTGGTTAGCAATTGTAAAATCATTTTGTGACATATTTTTTTACTCCTAAATAATGTTAACAATACTCTAATTATTAGCTTGATTCAAGAAAACCATAGCCTTTAGCAACATAGCCAAAAGTTCTATCAACTACAGCACCACTTGAATTTTTAAACTTTATCGTAAAGCCTGTTGCAGATTTAGAACTTAATTCATAAAAATCTCCTGTAGCTAAATTGCTAGCGCTAATTCCTAAGCCTTGCAATTCTTTAAATGCCGGGCTAAATGTTATAGCTTTTCCACCGCTTGCTGTTGTACTTGCTATATCATCTCCGCTATCAGTTCTATCTGGCATATCAATCGTAGCAGATAACGCTGAAATAGCAGGTGTTGAATCAGCATTTGTTGTTGTCATTTTTACTCTTAATTTAATATATCTGGCTTTGTAATTACCTAAAACATAATCTTGATAATCAGTATATGTAGAATCATCATTAGAGGTCGAAATTTGGACTTTAGCATTAACATCATCTTGTTCAGTATAATTACCATCAAAATTACCTGTTTGGCTGTCAAATAAGCCCTCAAAGCTATCAAACAAGCTATTTTCATTAAATCTTGTGCTAGTTAATGAAGTTGTTACATAAGAATTATAAATAGCGCCTAAATCAATAGGATTAGTGCTAAAATCATAAAACCCATCAAGATTGTTTGCAACTTCTCCGCCATCATCAAAATTACCCAAAGCACTGTCAAAATTCCCGGAATGGTCATCAAATAATTCTCCTAATATTATTTGTAAAAAATTTGTGCTATCTCTGGTTACAACTTCTACATCTGTTTTTGTTCCGGGAAAAGAAGTTGATTGTGTTGTAGTTGTTACAGCATTAAAATCATCTGCAATCTGATTTCTTATAACTGCTTTTTTAGTAGACGTAATAGAAGTTATTCCTAAAACATCAACAGCTTTTATCATATAAGTTCCTGTTTGAGCTGGTAAAGATATTTGATTAGTTGCCATTGATATATTATCAGCAACAACACTTGCGCCAGCATAAACTGGGCTTGATGTTTCTGGAGTATGTCTAATTATATAATGTGATAAATCTAATTCCTGATTTGCTGTCCAAGAACAAATAGCTAAATTATTAACAATATTAACTGAAAAATTAGATACATTTGCAGGCGGCGCAGTTTTACCTATAACTTCGTGAGCTTCACTTGTATAAGCTGAAGCAACATTAAAAGCATTAATTGCTCTTGCTCTTACTTCATACGTCATACCATCTTCTACATCTTTAATTTCAAAGCGCAAAAATGTTCCAACTGTTTTAGCTCTACCTAAAGATGTATATTCAGTATTTGTTGATGTATTTCTATATTCAACTTCTAATTCATTTGTTGTTCCAAAACTTGATTCAACTTTAATTAATAAAATCGTAGAAACAACTCCAGAATAAGCTCGCAAAATATCTGATAATTCTATTGAAGGTGCCTGGACTGTTTCTGCTGTAGGTAAGTTAGTATTATCTATAAGAAAAGTTGATTCTTCTGCGTTCCAGTTCCAAACATCAGGAGATGTTTCTTGTAAAAGTAAATCAATTCCAACTTCATTATTTACAAAGGACCAGTCAGCAACTTGAAAAACTTTACTGCTAAAGCCAAGTCTTGTATTTGTTATTTGTACTGTATCTCCAACTTGTAATTTAAAAGCTGACATTTTTAAAGGTGCTGATAAAACCATTTGCTGTCTATTTTTAAATAAAGCTACTTTAGCTATTCTTTGAGCCATAGTTGATGATGTTGTAAAAGGTAAATCAACAACACCAAAAATTGTTTGGTTATTATCTTCTTCAATAAATGTTGAGCTACTTACCATTGGATAATCTGCAGGTTGCCAATTGCTTTCAGAGCTAGTAAAAACTCCTTTTACAGTATTAAAAGTATCGCGTCTTGATTGTTTTGTTTGAATAGAAATAGGACCGCGAAAATCATCTTCTGTTAAAGTTATTGTTGGTGAAACATATTTGCCGCCTGCTAAATGAAATTTTCCGTTTGTATAACTTAAAACACCAAGCATAGAGCCAATTATTTCTGAAATAATAGTCATTGGTTGAACATTGCTATAAACAATACCATTAGCTTCATACCTATTTTCAGTACCGCCTGCTGCTAAAGTAATATCTTCATCACAAATATCTGCTACTGTTGTAAAAGAAGTTGTATCAATATTATCTGTAGGTGTTGATAAACCAAATCTTGTATCAGTTAAATAATCATATAAAACTAATGCAGGATTTTTTGAAAAAGCAGTTGAGCCAGTTCTAAAATCTAATATTTTTTTTCCTTTAATTTCCGCACTTATATTTGGAATACCATTCGGAAATGCGTCAGTATCATATTTTAATTTAATATATATATATGCTATTCCAGATAAAGTATGCGAAGTTGTCCATTGTGAAACTTCTGAAACTAAATCGGCGTCTGCTTGTTGTGTATTACTGCCTAAATGTTTTTTTATTCTTACTGTTAATTCTGAACTATCAGAAAATGTTTGCTTAGCTATTATTGCATAATTTGTTTCTGTTGTTGTTCCAGATAAATATGGCTTAGGCGTATTTGCATTATTAAAAGGAGTTATTCTTGTTTGTCCGCCGGGTGTTTGCTGAAATATTGATGTTGCTCTTACATCTGTTTTTAATGCTTCTGATATAGTAATTGCGAGTGTATGCCTTGTTCCAGAGCCAGAAGAACTACCACCAGAAGATACGCCATAATTAACTCCATTAATATTTATTGTATCTGCTGTTGCAACTGAAAATGCTGTATCAGATATTAATGTTATTGAGGTTATACCTTTTTGAATACCTTGCCCATTTTCTATGTTATATCCACCAAAAGGAAGCTGTCTATTAAAAGGCATGGTTGTATATTCAGAAACAACAAGAGTTCTTGTTTTATTAACAAACCTTGATTCAGTTGCATATTTACTAGGACTTGTAACTTTAAATTGTGTTAATCCATTTGTATCTGTTCCAGCACTAGCTAAAGTTAACTCATCATCATTTAAATAAATATTATCAATACTTTGTATTTCGTGAGAAGCTAATTCAACAATCATATGCAAGTCTTTATTATTATTTGTTGATTCCATAAATAAAATTGCACCAGATTTTTTTGTTTCTCCATAAACTGTGCTTCTTGTTGCTAATGGCTGCTTAACCATTCTTGTTCTATTATTTAATTGAGTAGATAAGCTTTTTTTTCTATCTTCTCCAAATACTTTTGATAAACCTAAACTAACAACACTTGCAACTGCTGAACTTATTAAAGCGTTACCAAATCCTGCCCAAGTCATTCCAGCTAATGTTTGGTTAGCCATATAAAATTGACCGGTATATATAGCGGCAGCAGTTATTGCTAATTGTACAACTCTACGTCCCATTTAAATAATGCCTTTTTGTTGTCATTTCTTTTATTATGATTTTATTGTTTTTTAAACGCAACCATTTTACTTTTCTGCCTACGCCTAATAAACAAGTAAAATACTTTTTACTCCAGTTTACTATTTCTTTTGCATTGCTTATTGCAACAACATCTATTTGCCATATGATGTTACCACTATTCCAAGCAGTATTTCTAATTTCTTGTGTTTTTAAAAAATGAGCTTCTTCATTTTTATTTAAATATGCCCAGCTTGAAAAGCCTATTAATTTATTATTATTAGTATGTAATTTATATTGACCTAATTTTACAGGCGGCAATATATGTTGATATATTTCTAAAGGCGTATTATTTTTATAATCTGGTAATTTTTTATATAAATCTACAATCGCGTGAATATTTATCATTCATTCACCCACCACCCCAAATTATATTTTTATCTTGCAAATCATCTACAAATTCTAATCCTTTATCATCTGGAAAAAAATGTTTTTGGTCCTGGTCGGTATATCTAAAATCTAAAGGTTTTTCTAATGAAATTAATTTATTTTCAATATTAAAAGTTATTGTAGAATTATCTGCGCTTTCATTTATTATAACAGTATCAACATTTCCAGAAAAAACTTCATAAGGCGTATCAACTATTGCTAAAGCATTTCCAGATGTTTCTAAAACACCAAAATAAACATTTACAATAATATTTTGAGCTGTTGATAATAAAGCTTGCGCTACTATATCTTGATTTAAACCGCCAACTTCAATAGATATTCCTGACGCTTTTGTTTCTGCTGTTTCTTTAATATCACTTATACTTATTAAATTTCCTAAGCCTAAATATGTTTGACCTAATACTTGAAAATCACCATAACCTGTCCAAATTCTAAGAGGTTGTGTATATATAAATTCTACAGCATAAAAAGGTCTAGTTTGACTGCTAGATAATTGATTAGAAAAATCTGTGCCTATAGTTCTAGCCATATAAGCACCTATTTAGCTTTTTTCTTTGTCGCTTTCTTTTTTGTAACTTTTTTCTTTGCTTTAGTTTCTTTAGGAGAATCAATTTTAACTTCTATTGCTGAATTATTTTCAATAAATCTAAAAGCAATAACTTTTTGCCATTCTTTATCGCAATTAATTATTTCTCCATTTTTATAAACTTTAACTACGTTGCCATCTTCATTCGCAGCAGCTTTCATATCTTGTAACATTTTAACTTTCATAATTAACTCCTATATAAGAGTGAGGAGCAGACAATGAGCAATCAAAACCACTCCCCACAAACTTTACATATTTAAGCGTCAGTTGAATCAATAGGGTTACCCAATACCGCTTGAACACTTATAGGCGTTCCGTTGGAATGAGTTCCTGTTGCGTCAATTTTAACTCTTACATATCTTGAGCCGCCAATATAACCTATTTGCGAAGTTTGAGGTGTCTCACCATTCGCGTCAAGTGTTAAGAAAATACCAGAACTATCAACTGATGTTTCTGTAACAGAAGTTGAACTTGTTACAGCAGTAAAAGTTGAATCATCTGTTGATTCTTCAAGTATAAAATCAAATTTTACACTTCCAGATAATGTATCTCCTTCTATACCGGAGTTTACAATAAACATACAAGAGCCAAATCCTTTTGTATCAACTGTTGTGCCATTAGCGTCAGCTGTAAAAACTTTAGCGTCCTGGCAAGTTACAGATTTTACTCTATTACTAATATCTCTCATAATAATCCTCCGTTATGCAGAAATGTTTTGTAGTCTAATTGCTTCCGCAAGAACTACTGCACCGCCAACTCTACGCCTAGCGATATAACGTATATTTCCACTTGTTGCACTTGAATATGGGTCTCTCATGACTGACATATTTACTCTATCAACTACAGTATATGCTCTTGAGAAATCACCATAAGCAACTGGCTTTGCAGAGCCAGCAACGTCAGGCATATCTTCTGCAAGTACATATGGCTTTCCTAAAATTGTTGATGGAGCACCGCCAACATAACTCATGCTATTTACAAAGATTTTTTGACCTTCAGTATCTTCTAATTTCAAGATAGCGCCAAATGTACCTCTATTCATAACAAAGCGAGCATTATTCATATAATCAGATTTTATGTCATACATTAAATCTAATAATCCATTTGCAGTTAAAGCAGTTCCACTTCCTGAATTAGTGCTAGAAACTCCAGCGCCACCATCAGTAAATCCTTGTGGTTGCCCTACTCCAGTTCCAGATACAAAAGCAGTACCTTCTCTTTTTGCAAATTGAGTACCAAATTCTTCTGACATTTCAGTCTCAAGATTAAAAGCAGAATCTTCTAACATAGCTTGCGAAATTTCAACTCTTGCATATAGCTCATGCGCTGGAATTTCAAGAAGCCCAGTAGTATATCCAGTAGTTTCTGACCTTGTGCCTTGCTCTGAAATAAAAGAAGCAGCAAATTGCCCAGTTCTTTTTGGTATTTCTATTCCCCTATTTGATGTTGTTCTAACTCTTGCAATAGAACGAATTGGAGATATTTCAGTTACGCCTTTAATTAAATCAGCAACATATTCTGTAGGTGCATAAAAGCCGCCTAGAGTATCATCTGATTCATATAAAGCTTTTCTTTCAACTTCGTCCATTTTTTCTGCACCAACTCTTAGCATTGAGCCAAAAGCTTTCATTTGTATATCAACATCTTTTGCACTGTTTCCTGTCTCCGGGCGAGCAAGAACAGTTTCTAAGCCTTCTAACTTAGTTTGTGCTTCAGCTAAATTTTTTGCTTGAATTTCAAGTTCCTGTTTGGTTTCAGCCATTTTAGAAATGTCGTCAACCATTTTGTCAACTTTGCTTTCAAGTTCAGCATTAGCAGAGCCTTTTTTTTCTATCTCTTTAAGACGCTTTGAGTTTTCACTTTTAAAATCTTCAAAAGCGCTTCCCAAATTATCTATAACAGATTTAATTTCTTCACTCATAATAAACCTCTTAATGTTTAATTGTATTAATTAATGCACTAATACTATCAACAACATCTCGTTGCTCATTTAATTCTGGATTAAATGATTTATACAGTACATTTGCACTTTGTTTTGCAACAGAATTAGTCATACCTAAATCACATAAGTAATTTTCTAATTCTCTTACATTCATTCCAGCAAGTTTTACTTTCGTAACCTTTGCTTTTGGATTCATTGGAAATGTAACCATGCTAACTTCCATTAAGTCCAAATTAGTTATAGTTCTCTTTTTAAGCTTATCGCTATATTTATAATCTTCTGGGGAAAGCTTATATCCAATAGACATTGAATCAAGCGCGCCCATTTTCATAAGCTCATAAACTTCTTTACCTTTTTGAGTTCCCATAGCTAATCTGCCTTTAATTTTAAGGCCACGTTTATCTTCTTCTAATTTATCTATAACTCCGATTGGCTCATCAGTTTTATGCTGATAAAGTAATTTAATTTGTTTTGGTTTTTTATCGTAGACTGATTTAGAAAAAGCTCCGGGCTTAATTACATCATTTCCTAAATCTTTATTGTTGAATACTGAAGCATAACCTTCAAAGCTGCCATCTTCTTCAGTATCTATTTCTTTATAATCACATTCTAAGTCTAATACATCATTAATAAACTCAATATTATCTTCGGACATATTTAATAATCCCTGTCAAGTAAATGTTACTCTATTCTAGCAATTATTTAATGTATATTACAAGCATAAAAAAAAGGCTGGAGAATTAGCGAAAACTCCAGCCCAATACTTAGCAACTTTAAAATTTATTCCTTTTTTCTATTTTCCATATTAAAAGCATGAAATACTTTCCATTTAGCATTATCAAGCTTCCTTATATCTTCAAGCCTAATATCAAAGCATTCACCAATATCTACAATTACATCATTTGCAATATCATATAATTCATTTATAGCAGTTTTTTGCTCATTTGTTAAATTCTTCATTCCTTTATTTCTTGCTATAATTTTTTTATCATATTCTATTTCCCAAGCTTCTTTTTTCTTTTTTGCCATTATGATTCTCCTGTAAAGTCTTGCATTAATGTATACATAACATATCTGGGCTTATTTTTTTCTTCAACCCATATTGATTCAATGTCATATCCTTCCATTCTTAAGTTATAAATAATACTTGATAATCTAGTAGCTTTATATTTAGTTATAGCTTGCCAAGTATCAATTTTCCCATATTTTAATAAATGTTCTAATACTGCTTTGCTTTTATTTAACTTTTTTTTCATAGTTCCTCCCGGTTAGTTTAATTGAACTTTTTTAGAAGTGTCTAATTCAGCTAAGCATTTATTATAATAAATGCGTTTATGCACCAGTTCTTTTTCTTCGTGTTTACATTGAAAAAGCATATAACTATAAAAAAGCTCATTTAATGAATGTGAAGAAAAGCTATAGCGAACTTCAAGTTTTCTGCTTGTATTTGTATAAACATACTCTGAAACTTGAAACCTAAATCTCCCAGATTGCTGAACAATTAGCTCATATAACCATTGAATATCTCCATGTTCGCAATCAGTAGTTTCATAAATTTTATCGTCAGGTTTATCTGCTGTTCTTGAATTTATAAGGCTATCTTCAATAGTAGCTAAATTAAATTTATGATAATGAAAAATATTAGCAATATCATTTCCAGTTTCTGTTGGGTAGCCGTCCCAATGTCTATATAGCCATTTTTTAGTATTATCTTTTTCGTTAATTAAACATATATTTGCTCTAGTTCCCATAATGCCTCCAGTTAATAAGTTATTAATAAAAATATCCAACAAGTTCCAAGCACCATAGCAAACAAAATAATGCTTGCTATGATTTCCCAGATAGTCATATATTCTTCTTTTTGATTGTGTTTATCTATCATATTAAGATACTCCTTCAATTTTTCTTATAGCCTTAGTTAAAATATTAAATTCTTCATAACCTTTTTTAATAACTTCCCAATCATCATCAAGGCAATGTTTAATAATATCTTCACTCTCGATACAGCTTCTCATAAGTAAAGTATTATTTTCATCAAGTTCAGTTCTTAATTTATTTATTTTTTCTTCTAAGTAATACAGTTTAAATTTTGCATTTGCGACATAATCTTTTCTATCTCTGCCTTCTTCAATACTTATATATTTTTCTTCTTTTAAAGCACTTAATAAATTCATTACAACTATTGCTTCTTCAAGATACTTACATTCAAGATTAGAAATCTTAGTTTTAAGTTTTTTAGTTTTCTGTAAAGCTGTAAAATATATTATCTTTGTTTTTTCTTGTGTAGTTAATTTATTCATTTTCTATCTCCTAATAAGTTTTTGTTTCTTGGTTTACTTTGTATAATATATAAACAACTGCTATTGTTTGTAATGTTATACCTATTAAAATTATTAAATTTTCAAAATTCATAATTATTTTTCCCAACCTAATATTTTACAAATTTCGTCATAAGTTTCTTGACCAGAGTTTGAAAATCTATCGTAGTCCCAACCTAAATCGTCTAAGAGTTTTAATAATTCTTCAAATTGCTTTTGTGTTACTTTTTTCATTATTGCCTCGCTAGTTTTTGTTAATATTTATATAGATATGTTTATAATCTATTTATATATAATATAATTATATACATATAAAGTACAATATTTATTGAAAATAATTTGAATATAAGCTTATGATTTATATGATAAAAACTGGAGTTTAAGAAATAATTTCATCTTCTTTGTCATAAAAAGTCAAAAAACACCTGCAATTACAAACATTTGCAGCCCCACCTTGTGAATCGCCTGGACTATTCATAAGTCTCGGCTCCGGGCCAAACTTTGTTGGAGTTACCACTGTAAACTTTTCATCAATAGGTTTTGTTTTTCCGTCCATTCTTTTATGCCAATTTCTTGAACGATTATCTAAAGCATTATTCCATTCTTTAACAGGTTGCGCTAAATCCAGATTTTTTGCTATTGATAAAGTACCTTCATTCATTGCATTATGTGTTTCAGTCCTGGCAATAAGTGTTGCTCTGCTTGTACTAAATGCTGATGATTTTTTTATATCTCTGCTAATATCATCAATGCTATCTCCATTGTTAATACCTTTTTGAATAGTAGCAGTTAATTTTTTTCTTGTTGTTTCAGATATATTTGTTACTTCAGCAGCAGTATGTAAAATTATATATTCTTCTATTAAAGTATTTATTTCATCTTCACTTTGTTTTACTCGTTGTTTAATTAATCTTCTACCTGATACTTTAATAACATTTCGAAAATGTGCAGCTAATATTTTATATAGCTCATCAGAATATTCTAAAAAAAATATATCATCAACAAGTAAACCTTGCTTATATTCTATTGAAGCTTTTATTGATACTTTTTTAAATAGTTTTTTTAATTTAGCATTTAAAGATTTAACTAACGATAAATATAATCTTAATTGTTCTCTATAATCTTTTCTTCTATTTATTTTTATTTTATCTGCCATTTAACATATCCATAGTTTCTTGTAATAATTCTTCTTGTGTTCCCCATTTTTTGCTAAATGTTTTTGGGCTAAAATGATATGCTTCTTCTGATGTTCTATGATGATAAGGGCATAAAGGAATTGTTTGTAAATAGTTGGATTTTTTTCCTAATCTAAATTGGTCTTTGATATGGTGAATTTCTGCAGGCGAATCTGGGAAACCTAATTTTGAACAAACAATGCAGCCTAGTTCTGCAACATTAGCAAGATGTAATTTTATTTCTTTTTGTGTAGCCATTTATTCAACTAATTCAAAGTGTACTGCGTCAATAAAATCTAAATCTTTATTTAAGTTAAAATCTCCAGTTTTCCAGCTTCCACCCCATCTTATTTTTATGTCATAAGATTCTGATACTTCTCCAATAGCCATAGCAACTGCTTCATAAAAATCTAGTTCCCACGTTATATTGCTACCATTATAACATACAATATCAACTGCTAATCCCTGACAATGTTTTGATTTATCACCAACTTTGCTTAAACCCTCTGCTTGCATTTGCCTTGCTCGTTCTGGAGTTCTCATACCTTCAGTTATGCCAAAATCAATAGGCGTAATTTTTATTGCTTCTTTCATTATAAGCTGCAAGTCCGGGTGTACTTCTGATAATATTCCTAATGACCTTTTGCCAAATTGAAACATAAATTACTCCTTGCTTGATAATGGGTGCCCTTTCGGTAATAAATCTAAATCAAACTTTCCACTTTTAAATTTTCCAGTTCTTACTGCGGAAAGAAAAGAATTCACGCGAGCATAAGCCCATTGGTCTTCTGAATTAACTGATGGCCTAACAGAAGCTGGATTATTTCTATAAGCTCCAATTCCTCTTTTAAAAACTGCTGCTAACATTCTTAATGTAACTCTTTTTCCTTTTTTATCACCATATTTATCATTATGGTCAGTAACTTTTTTTCTTAAACCTTTTTCTATTGGCTTTGAAAAACCTTCTAATTTTATTTCATAATTTTCTTCAGTAGATTTTTTTCTTTCCTTCATTATTTGGTCGCGCTTCATTTTTGACCAAGTAAAGCCCGGATTACCACCCCAAAGAGCCCAAGCAATTCTCCCGGCGCTAGGATAACCTTTTTCACCCGGACTAAAGCCTTCTGCCTGTTTATCTATTTCATGTCTTGAGAAAAAAGAATACATTCTTAAAACTGTACTGGGCGACATTCTTTCACCACTAACAAGCTGATTAGCTCTTGCTACCCCAACTAAAGTTCCACCTCTATTATATTCCTTACGCCACTCTAAACCTTTTTTAGCTTCTTCTTTCATTCCGGCATTTGCTCTTAAATCTAAATCAGCTAAAGCTTTTTCATTTACGCCTATTGTTTCGTGATATGCTTCATGTGTTTTACAAGGCATATAAACAGTTTTGCCATCTTCTGTTTGGTGTGTATGACTACCTTCACAGCCAATAACTTTAGCTCTATCTAATGCTTCTTGCTCGGTAGTAAATATATCTTCTTCAAGCATTTCTTTTTCTTCTTCACTGTAAGATTTAACTCCATAAGCTTCTTCATATTGTTCTTCATATTCTTCTAATGATTCTGCTGATTTGCCTTCATCAATTTCTCCAAGAGGAAATAAATTTGATGGTACAAGTAAACTATCAGCCCCATCAATTGGCTCAAGTCCTAGTCGCTCTCTGGCTTCGTTTCTTGTTAAAATACCTTGCTGAACACCTTGACTAACATTAGCAAATATTTGTTTGCGCTTTTCTGCCATTGCTGGAATACTATCTACATCATATCTAATTGTTAAATTTTCAGAATATAAATGCGGCAAGTATTCGTTTAAATCACTTTCCAATCTTTCTAATAAAGGAATAATTGTTTCTTCATATAATGACAATCTCGCTTCGGCAACATTAGCATAAGTTTGGTCAGCTATTCCTACTAACTGGGCAGGAACACCAAAGCATAATGCAATTTCCCTTGCTGACATATTCATTAATTCTAAAAAATCCATATCCTTAGGATTTAGCCCCATTTGAACATAATCAAAATCTCCCTCTAACAGCATTGGCCTGCCGCTATTTGTACTACCTTTAAATCTAAATTCTAAGTCTTGTAAAATAGCTGCGCGCTGGTCATCAGTTAAACTGGCTGACATTCCAGTTTCATCTTTAGGTTGAAACTTCAACATTGCTGATGGTGTACAACCATTTTTTAATAAACCTACATTATGCATACCAGCTAAATTATGTTGGTCAATATTATAAGCACCAGCAACTATTGGAGATAAGCCATAAAAGTCATCTAAAGGGTTCCATAATTTAATGTGTTTAACTTGAGATTCTCCAGTTAGCTTATCAACATCATATTTTTCAATAGTTTTACCATTAATTTTATAGCAATATCTGTCAGGTATCATTGAGCTGCTAGCTTCAATATCTATTCTATCTGGCCTTAATAAATATAATTCTTTTGGTATGCCAACTTCT